ATGCAGTTGCTCGTCAGAAAGTGATGCAAATGCAGGATTATTGCGGTACAGCCTCCACATCGCCATTGTATAAGTCTTGAAATGATAGGGGTCGAAAATTTGGCTACCATTATAATCAATGGTTGGCTGTGGAATAGAGCTATCTGGGGCTACCCACTGACCTCTATCCTCTTTGATGATTTTCGCAGGATAGTTGGCAGCGTGTTGGTTGTCATAGAAAATGGTATTGACATACAACGACGGCAATTCCACATTCCAAAGCGGGTTGCCCTGTTGGTCATGCGGAAGGTTTGCCAAGTCAGGAAGAATACCAAGACAAAGAGCATAGTTGTTATCCTCAATTATTGGCTTGTCAACATTCCAGAAGAAGCTCAGTCGCTTGTCGGTTGTAGAGAGAACCCATGACTGCTGCCTACCTAACTGGCTATTCTTTACAGAATCGCTATAAGAAGTCGGGTCGTCGCCGTTCTCCAGTCCGTCAGCAATATTACCACGTCTCGTAAGCGTGATAATCTTCTCATAACCATTAGGATTGTTGGTATAATCTTCAAGTAATGCCTCTGTATAGTCATCCGTAATCTCAGTACCAAGGAATGTGAAGTTTTTGGCTCCTGGCACTTCGGGGTCGCCATTTGGCTTCACACCATTGTAAGGTACAACCTTCATCGTGTTATTCGTGAGGTCAACACTTACAACTCTGACATAGCAAGTATAGTATGTTCCGTGGTCGAGTAAGTCATTTATCTTAGCGTAGAGAATATCACCCGGATAGAAAGGAGTATGGTCGTTATCGTGGTCTTTGTGCATTGTAAGAACCATACGCTGACCGTTATCAGAGAAATCTACCCTCTCTGTGGTATCGCCCTCAGTAAACGAATAGTCTGACTCCATCAACTGCAAGCGGTTGATGATAAGTTCCATGATTCTCAAAAATCCTCTGAACTCGCCTCCGTCTGCTTCGATAACGCCTGATTTGGCATCCATCCAAATGCCATTACCATCCATAAAGCCTTGACGCGCATCCTTAGACTTTGCGATTCTGTCAAAGATAATATCAAGGAATGTGGAATTGCCATCTGCGGTAATGCCATAACGCTCGCCACCGCCAACAAGAATACCCTTCAAGAAGGTAATCAGTCCTGCTGCAACGTCATCAGTCAGTTTCGACAAGAAATATTCCTGTCCGTAACGCTTGATGAAAGCATTAATCTGAGACACGCTATAACCGCCACCACCATTATACACATAGGAAGAAAGGCTGTTTACTTGCTGCTGAACACGCTGCAACGTACCAACTTGTTTGTCATTTCTCAGAACAACTTCATAAGTCGGTACTCCGTTATTGCCATTCTCCTTGATAGTGATATTGTCGATGAATACGCTACCGTCAACGTCCAAATCCTCGTCATTGAACAGCATGAGCATACCAGCCTTTAGCGTATCATGCAGACTGATAGTAGTTAAAGGATTCTGTTGCGCCCTCTCATGCTGACGTGCCATGAATATTTCATCTATCTTTGGCAGATAGGTAAAGCGAGTATAGTTATTGTTGATAAGCCAGTAAATAGACTTACGCAACATCTTCACGCTTGCAGCCCATATATAGCTGCTATCGGAAATATCAATATCCAAAAGCACAAAGTGGTCGCCAACACGAATCTGATATGCTTCATCAGCTCTTGCAGCCTCACCAATGGCAGCATGAGAGGAATAAGGAAACCAAAGGTCAAGTGCGTCATCGGGATCACGATCCAAAGTCAGAATCCAACCACTATTGCCATCCTTCACAATGTTCTTTACCTTGAAATCCCTTGCACCGCAATAGCCATCCTTCATAGAGATAGTAAGGCTACCAGTATTCTCAACTGCCTCTTCAAGGTCGAAGCCAATATCTTTGAGTTTGATTTTAAACGGCTCAATTTCTGCTTCTGGCTCGAAAACACCATTATCTTGAATGACATCAGCAGCACGGATTTCATCAAGACGTTCAGTAGATGAAGTGCCGAACACGTCACCAACTGTCAAACCCTCAATGCTTGGGTAAACCTCTTGCAGTCCATTATCGTCATTTTCCTCGTTGAACTGGATATTACCCTCTTTGATTCCTATTTCGTTCGCATTGCCACTTGTAATATAAGGACGCAAACGTTCATTAGAGAAACGAAGGATATGCTCACCCTCAATGCTCATAAGAGGCTCACCCCATGCCGTTTCAGGATTCTTCCTTACATAGACATTAGTGATACCATCAACAATTTCAGTCTTACACAACTCACTGAGTGCATATCTTGGGAAACCAGGGAGCATAAGGGTATTGACCGCCATATTGTTAGGCATACCATATTCGGCATAGTCTATATGGTTTGTAGGCCAATAATTCTTATCTATACCACTCTTGATGATAACCTTATCACCAACCTTGATAGCTGCAACGAAGCCGTTCATCTGTTCAGGGCTACGCTCGTCTCTGTCATCATGATCTGGGTCTGAACATTCAGCATACAAGTAACATCTGTTATCAGAACTCAAAGATGAATATTTGCTAACATAACCCTTTATTGTATAGCCGTTAGCTTCCATTGTTATAATGAAGTTTGGTGCTTCATCAGAACCTGGATAGTCAGAAGAACGCTTTGTAAACAGAATTGGTGAAAAATCTATATCAAAGAATAGCGTTACACCAACATAGCCACTACCAAAGTTGTACTTATTCTTAATCTCTACAACGTTTAAGAAGAATTGCTTGTTCAAGTCGGCATAATAGCGGATAGGCAGATTTTTGTCAGAACCATAAGCAAACAATCTCGTTACTACTGCTTGGTCTTGTTCTGCCTTACGCTCAATGGCATAAAGTCCTTTGTTCTTTCCGTATCTGAAAACGTGGTCGACGGGCAAACCCTCACCACCTACAATCAAAGCACGACCTTTGGTAATGAAGTTCAGTCCGAAATTATTCTTGATGAACTCCAATCCCTGACTTACCGAAATCTTGTCAACTGAGATATTCACATTAAACTTCTCATTTTCTATGGTAGCAGTCGGGTTACTATGGTCTGTACCAAAAGTTTGCTCCCACAAAGCGATTGCAGCAGCTTTCTTTGTAGGATTGTCGGCATATCGCTGAATGGTTCGGTTATAGTTGGGAGTGATATAAAGCCATTCGCTATTGTAGCGGTCTGTATTGGCTTGCAGTCTATCTACAAGGTCATCTATGGTTTCCGCATAGAATGAGAAAGTAGGCAGACTGGTATAGTGTATGTTGTTATCGTACAGAACAACATCAAGAAAGCGCACCTCAGACAATTCGGCTGAACGTGCAGACATCTTAACATTCTCGTACTTGAAAGCCTCGCCATTACTACTTTTACGGGCTTGCTTCAATGCAGAAGGTAAAGTGTAGATACTATAAACGTCATCACGATATATCAGATAATCGCCTATCTCCAGTTCAATAGGTGTAGGCGAAGTAATCTTGATTGTAACATATTCCTCGCCCATCCAAATATCGTGATACTCCAAGTCGGTTGCAATGTACTTTGCAACTCCACTCTTGTTATATATCGTCCACTTCTCCATTCGCTATAAATGTTTATGATACAATAAGAAAGTGTTCGTCAAGAGTAGTCACGGGGTCTGTAACACGGAACTTTACCTTGAAACTGGCAATAGCGTTTGGGTTTACGTCATCATAGAAATACATATCATTGGAAATATCCTTAACATAAATACCTCTTCGCCCAATCTTAGTGTACTCGTCATAAATGGCAAGCATGACTCCAGCAGTGCTACCACTGCAATCAGAGATATAGTTGATGAAGTTTCTGAGGTCTGATGACATATCAGCTTCTACCCCATCATACAAGAAAGTCACATCTATATCATAAGCCTGGAACTTCAAGCCATCCTTTGAAATGAAAACATCTTCGCCATCTTCATCTTTCCAGTCTCTCGTAGCCAACTCCTTAGTCTTTGGCTTGTGCATGAATGGCATTTCCTGACAAAGGACGTGATACGTCTGATATACATCAACAACGTCACCAACGTTCGTATAGTTAGTGCCGTCAAAAGTTTGTTTCTGTATAAGTATCTTCTTTGGTTCCATCGTTTAAAACTTTGCGCAAAAATAGTAATATATATTTACAAAAGAAATTACGATTTTCTAAAATCTTGACATTTAAGAGAGGTAAATTTGATTTTAGAGGCTCTTTGATTATCTTTGCAGCGATTGATTATTTTGAGACGTATGGATAAACTTAACAAAACACTCAGGGATGATGCAATTGGATTCGGTCTCTGCCAACAGTGGCAAGGCGACTGGAAAAGCGATTGGGATAAGGAGAAAATGGTAGCCAAATTCTTTCAAGGAATGGATTTCTGCCTAAAGCACCGATTCCCGACAAACCAATTCATCATTGACAATTTCGATTTGGATTTCAGACGCAAGAGTAACGTACTCGTTGATGACAAATATTCTTTGCTGAATCCTATCCACGCTCTGATACTCGGCAGTTCTGAGAGTACCATACGCATGAACGCAAGACATGGCTCTACCATATATATGAGAGATAACAGCCACGTAAAACTACTGGCATCCGGCAACTCATTCGTAGTAGTCCATTTGCTCGACAACGCACAAATTGAGGTCGAAACACAAGATAAGGCTCATGTAGCTGTAATCACTCACTCAAAAGACGCAATACTTATCACAAATTGCAAGGACGTTGTTCTTAGAGAAGAATACAACTGGTTAAAAGAATAGTTTTTTTTCATTGAACGAATGTTTTAGGTTAGTAGTGTTATTTAGTAGTTTATTTTTTCTGCAACATTATGTGTGTAATGTTACCGAAACGAGGAAGCGGAGATTCGTGAGAACCCCCGCTTCTTTGCAACTTTGCGACTTTTAAATATAGATATGAAATTATTGAACTGAAATCTTATCTACACCATTTGCGAACTTGTCAAGGCGATTGCTGATATTCTCTATCATACCATAGATTTTACCTGCCTCACTGAATGTTAATGCCATTGCAGCTACGTTTCTGTCAATATTTCGCAAGGTAGTATGAACCGAAGTTATTTGTTCGACATACGAAATCCAGTACTCTTGAATGAACATTGCGATAAACGCTCTATTCATGGCAACATCGGCTCTGATAGCATTAATATAGCTTGCTATAATGTCTGCTGTTTCCTCAGTAATACTCTTGATATTGCTACTGAGGGAACTTTCATCCTTATTCAGGATAGATAGACCTGCTTTGTTCACACCTTGCTCAAATGCCGAAAGGAACTCTTTTGCTGCATCAATAGTCTTGCGACCTTCGCCATTGGTGCCAAAGAACTCTGCGATAGCATTTGTTACCTTATTTGCACTTCCAGTAGGGTCATCAATATCAAACAATCCCTTAGTATAAGTTCCATCTGGTTTCTTCTCACCAAAGAGTTTAGCCTGCAATCTCTCCATCATAGGCTCTATGATTCCCAGAGCCAACATCTTATTTGCGAGTTCCTGCAATATCTTTGTAACAGCTTCCTTATAGGCTTTCGCCATATTAGTACCATTCTCAAATGCTGTTGCAAGAGCATCAGACAACTGCTGCGCCCAACTCTTTACGTCTATTCCCCAAAGGTCTTTAGCCAAATCCTCTGCGAAATAGTGTATTTCATCGTCGAGTTCTGCAATCTTCTGCTTATACTCAATCAATGCCTCACCAGAGGAATCTTTCTTATCTTCCTCTGCATTATACATATCAATATAGTCTTGTCTCTGCTTTTTCAGGTTTTCATATTCCTGCTTGTAACCAGAGCCATTACTATTTTGCTGATAGAACTCTGCCATAGCGAGACCAGCCGCACCATACTTCGAGTTATAAGTAAACTCTCTGCCAAATATCTTGAAGGTTTTCTCATACTGAGTATATTCCTTTGCCAGTTCCTTTCTCAACTGACCTGTATCATAACCGAAAGTACGCTCACGAACCATCTTGATAGCATCGGTATTAGCTTCCAAAGCATTAACATTCTGCTTCAAGGCTTGTATTTCCTGCTCACGATGCTTATCATGGAGTCCTGCGAGTCCTGAAATCAAACCGAGTCCTGCGCCTGCTGCTGCACCCCAAGGCCCAAGGGCTGCGAAAGAAGATGCACCGCTAACCATACCACCAAGCAAACCGCCTGCATCATTCAACGCACCGCCTAAACTCTTATTACCAAGGGCATTGAACAAGTCACCAAGCATATTAGCACCTTTCGCCAGTTGGTCGAAGGAACTGATAACTTGCTGTGTGGCGTTTTCTTCCTCAGACATCTTATTGGCTTTCTTCTGATACTTTGCAGCCTCTTTTTTATCGCCTTTTTCAAGAGCAGTATTAGCCTTACCTTGATAGTAATCACGCAAGCCTGCATGACCGCCACTGAGGAAAGCACCAACACCGCCCCTAATGCCAAGGAACCCTGTAACTTCAAACTCGGATGCAATCTTATTGAGAGCCTTAACTTTTTCCGCATATTGCTGCAAGGTAATTAGTCCTTTGCTATGTTGAGCATTGAGATTAGCGAGTTCCTTATTGTAATAAGTTTGGAACTCGTTTTTAGCCATTACCTGAGAATTATTGTAGAGATTAGAATACAAGGCCTCATTTTCTTTGTTCTTTGTTGCAAGAGTGACACCAGCCACAGAGATTCTTCTATCTGCCTCTTCCTTAGTTATTTTGTTTTCAGCAAGCAATCTATTCGTCTCTTCAAGAGTCTTGTTGTATTCATCCTGATTGCGCTGCCTGATGGACTGATAATCGACAAGTGTACCAAGGAACTTCGCATAGTTGATCATATCGCTCTCGTCAATATCCTTTTTGGCTTTCTGCCAGTCTTTAAGACCATTAATGACAGCCTTTAATTTGTCCTCAGTGAGACCAAGACCTTCGACATACTTCTCAATTTCATCTTCACTCATATTGAGAACACGGTCATAGTCTATCTTGATACCTTCACCAACGAAATCAGAAATATTCATACGCTTCACGTCTGCTGCTGTACCAGTCTTTTCAGGATTGATACCAGAAACTCGCGAAGCAAAAGCCATATCTCCAGTACTCTCACGAACGGAATTGAATATCTCCCATTTGGTAGCCAAATCGTCAAGCTGACGTGCCATTTTGCTTGCCCACTCGTCTTGTTTACGAGTAGCTTCCTCATAGCCCACGTTGCTGATAGCATCACGCAACTGCTTGATAGCTTCCACCATGTAAGAGTTCTTATGCTTTGGCGACTGATAGAGTTTCATTGCCTCTGTAAGAAGAGACTCCAAATTAGCCTTGTATTTGGGTATTGAATCCAAAGTAAGATTGGTTTTCCAAGTTTTATTGAACTCGTCAAACAATGGTTGGAACTGAGCCTGAACTTTCTTCAAAGCACCAGCCTCACCAACTTGTTTCTCGTACTTGTTATACCAGTCGTAGGCATCCTTATAGAGTTTTGCAATCTCACGCAAGCGTTTAGCCTCTTTATCTTCCTTGTTACCACCAGTCTTTTTTTCTTTAGGCATTGGCATATTAAAGGCTTTAAGGAAATCCGTAAATCCCTTAATCTGTGTCTTATCCTGCTTGTATCTGTCAAAGTTGAATCCACCCCAAGGAGCCATACCATCGGGCTTTTCGTCCGGCAGTGCATTCAACTTGAATCCAAGTCCGATAAGCACACCGCCCGAATTATCGGCTTCCTCTTGCAGTTCCTTTATCTTACCATGAATACCTTTCTTAATATCCTCAAAAGACATTTCAGGTGTAATGGGGAATATAAGATTATTCTCATTTAGCCATTGCTGCATATCAGCACGCCAACCAACCAACGGCTGTTTGGTCTCGCCAACTCCAAAGGTAATAGGTATTCTCCAAGGCGAACCGCCTGTTAAGTCAGTACGCAAGCCGTTCATCATCTTCATAATATCAGCTCGCATATTCTCAGGAACATTCTTAGCGAATTGCTCAAAGAAAGCCTTGTATTCCATAAGGACTGCATCGTTCTGTCCTTTAGTCCAGTTGGCAGGGTTCTTGTCGTAACCACCATTGGTTACAAGGTCTTTATAAAGCCGTTCCTTGAAACGTATTGCTGATTCCTGCAAAGCCCACCAAGAACGGTTAAGGTTATCCATCCTTGCAACGGCTTCATTAAGAGTACCTACAAGTCCATTCTCACCAAGACTTTCCTCAAAGGCATTCTTAGCAGTGCCGAAGTTCGTACCACTATTATCATAGTCAAGCCAGTTCCGCATCAGAACGTCTATCTGTTCTCTGATATTCATTCCTTCAACGGCTTCTGCAAACGCTTTATCGGCTCCCTTTGCACGATTCAATGCTTGCTCTACTTCGTCGATGTTACTTGCAAGGTTGGAAGCGGCTTTGCCGTATTTCTCAAAGTCCTTATTATAGTCATTGATATTGGTACTGAATCTTTCTTGCAGTTTATACCAAGCACCACCACTTGCATCATCGGCATTATTGAAAGCATCCTTAGTGAGTTTTAGAATCTTGTATGCCTCCGCTGATTCATTTAGTGCCGTGCGCAAACGCTCGAATTGTTCTGCCTGAGTACGCACCTTACCAGTCTGTTCATCACTGAAAGCGTCCTTTAGTGACAACTGCCACGATGGATCATAATCTTTCAGTTTCTCAATAATACCAGAAATAGCGGTACGCAAATCATCGGCAGAAGCCTTACTGACATCTATTGAACCGTATTTTACCAACTCTCCAGATAGGTTTCTCGTACCTTCATCAGATTTTGTTCTAAGCGTTTCACGATACGTTTTCATATCGTCGAGTCTCTGCTGATAACGCTGCCAAGCACTCATGCCAGCAGACAAAGCAGCAAATCCGATAGTCCAGGGATTGATAATTGTTTTAGCAATAGAAGCAACACCACTTGCAGCAGAAGCACCAAGCAACTTAATCTGATTGCCAAGTTTACCCATTTGAAGCCCCATGATACTGCCAGCCCTTGCAGCACGGATTTCTTCTTTCGTAAGCAACCCCATTTGCATAAGAGCCACAGACTCCCTAAGACTAATCTTTTGTAACCCGACAAGTCTAAGCGTATCTGCCTTTGTCAATGCTCCCGTACTCATTGCAGCACGGATATTTGATGCAGTCAGTTGGTTACGTGTCTGAATCAGTTGCATTTCATCGGCAGTCAGTTTGCGAACAATGGCATCACTCTGTAATTCCTCTGCCCTTTTCTGCTTATAAGAAATAATAGCCCTTGATGTAGCGGCGGCATTCTCTCCCATTGCCCCATTGACTGCAAGCAAGGAAATACGATAAGCTGCAAAGGATATAGCACCAGCCTCAATGATTGGAATAAATGCTTTCCAATTCTTTGCAAGTACGGTCAAATCTCCTGCAACATCTTTCAATGCGTCACCAATTCCACTTTCGGCGATTTCTCCGTACATTATATCAAATGCGTCTCTCAGGTTCTTAAATCGAGCCTTTACAGACTGAGACATAATTTCTTGTGCATTATAGAACATACCTCCTTCATCGGTAAGTTCCTTCAACACATTTACTACGTCCTCATATCCGATTTCCTTCTTTCGCACTCTTTGACGTACCTCTGCAACAGAAACAAATCGTTTCTCTACTTCTGAAAGGTGTTCTGACAATTTCTTAGCGAGTGGGATATTAGCCATAGAGAATTGGCGTAACGTATAACCGCTAAGTGCTGCCTCAGAACGCACATGACCTAATGCAAGTGCAAGTCTATCGACACTTGTACCAGTAGCGGCAGATATGTTCGCCAATCGGTTTGTCATTTCAAACAATTCGTTGTATTGGAATCCGTATGCTGACAACTGCTTTGTCATTGCGTCCAACTCTACAACACCAAATGGCGATTTCAATGCCTGAGTCTTAATTTGCTCAAACAATTCATTGGCGTGTGCCGTATCTTGCAAGATAGCACCAATAGACAAACGCTGCATTTCGAGCTGACCGCCAATCTCAATAATATTGTTCAAGAAACTTTGCGCACCCCATACACTAAGGTACTGCATAGCCATCATCTTCAAGTCAGAAAGAACCTGAGACTGACCCTTTGCAGATTCAGAAGTCTTATTCAAAGCATTTGCCAAACGCTCTTGCTCAATTGTCATCATATTTGCAGCATTGGCAGATTCACGTTGCTCTGTTGTGAGTTTCCGAATGGCAGTCTCAAAGGATTCGGCAGCACGACGACCAGAAAGAATTTCCTCAACTCTCTTTTGGAAATCCTTAACGGCTTTGTCGCTCCACATTTCCTTAGTCTGCTTACCCATCAGCAACTCACCATTGAACTTAGTTGCATCGGCTTTCAATGCACCAGGCTTAGAGAGCGTATCAGTCATAGTGGCTACCTTCTGCAACCACTCGTAATACTCTCTGAGCTTCAATAGTCTTTGCTCCAGTCCGTCATCACGAAGTTTCTGATTGCTCAGTTTCTCGTACTCAACGGCAATCTGAGTCAGAGCCTCATAGACATTCTTAGTATGGTTCTTTAATACGTCGAGGTTTGCGTTAAGGGTGGTTTCGCTACCTTTCTTCTCTGATTGCATCTTCATACCCTCAACACTCTTCGAGAGTTCATCAACCTTCTGCTTTGCACTGGCAGCATCACTCTCTACTTTCTTGAATGTCTCAGGTGTGACAATGGCTTTCAGAGACGATTCCATGCGATTTGTCGATTCCCACAACAAATCCATTGACTTTTTAAGTTGAGCAACAGCTTCATTGAGAGTCTTGATAGTAGGCTCAATAGATGACAAGTCAATGTTGAATGAAGGAACTTGCACGTTCTGAACACCAGTTGCCTTCACCATTGCCAGTTTCTCCCATTGCTCTACGACCTGAGTAATCTTCTTACGCAGTTCCTCGAATTGGGCTACCATCGTAGCGATAGTTCCTTTATCCTGACCCCATGAGCCGATAGCCATATTGAGATTATTGGTGGCAGTAGTCAGTTCTTGCGTAGCCGTAAGGAGTTTCTGAATAGCTTCTGCATTGGCTTTTGCGGAAGATGCAGCCTTATCTTCGGCAGAAGAAGTCTCATTAGCTGCTGCTGCACCCTTTTTACGGGCCTGAGTTTCTTTCTGAATAGATTCGGTAGTCTGATTCTTCGCACGACTGGCACGTTCCTGACCTTCCGATATTTTTTCAAGATTCTTTGCACCTTCGCCAAGTGATTTCAAGTTCTTGGTACTCTCCTTAACGGAAGTGCCAGCAGCAGTAAGAACCTCAGAAAGATTCTTAAAGGCAGTGGCGAAGGAATCAATGATAGGACTGCCAGACAACCCGGATTTCTTCAATTCATCCATCTGTGCCTGAACAGCCTCCATTTCCTTTTTGACCTCAGTAAAAGCACCCATCTTACCACCTGAGAACGATTCGCCTGAGTTCATGATGTATGCTGATTTCCTACTCAGCATATCCATTGTATTAGCGAGTTCAAGGAACTTCGCAACATCCTCACGATTACCTCCCAATATGGTATAGAGATTCTTTGTAGCTAACGTGGCAACGGAAATCGAATCAGCGACACGAAGGATAGAAGCGGCAGTAGCTTGTGCCTGCGCTTCCTCGGCTTTCAAAGCGGCAACGGCAGTATTCGTAGCAGTAGCCAAAGAATCCTCGCTGACCTTCACATCGGCTTTCTTCTCATTAAGATTACCAAATGCTTTAGCCAATGCCTGCGCCATCTTGGAAGTTCCTTCATCAACCTTTGCGACATCAGTAGCCATATCCTTAACACCACTTCCAGTACCAAGGCTCTTCAACTGGCTAACCAAGGAACTGAAAGCATTGACAAGGGCATCTACCTTTGTAGTAAGACCGCCAACCTCACCAGAAAGCGACTCCATACCAGCCTTAGAACCACCGATACGAGCCATATTCTCCTGAATGGTGTTACCCATATTCTTGAAGGTGTCCATAGTGGCACGGGCTACATTCTCGCTCAAACCAAATTCCTTCTCCAAGTTGGCTCTTGCGGTACGATACACCTGACCTAATGCCATAGTGGGACCAGTGACATCAGCCTGACCTTCTTTCAGTCCTGCTTTCTCCCTTGCTTTCTGATAGTTCTCATAGGCAACAGTCACTTTCTGCAACTGCTTTTCCAAGTTACTATAATCAATATCCTTGGGAATCATGCCAAGACGAACCATTGAAGCCTGCAAGTTATCTATCTTATGCAGCAACGGCTCTAACATCTTACCATCACCCAACTGCTTCAAAGCATCAAGGAACGTCTTTAAGTCGTTGGATTTCTCCAATTGCACCTTTAGACTGATAGAGTTGTCGGCCATCTTAGCAAGAGCCTTTACCTCTTCCAGTATCTTGTTGTATTCCTCGTTGGCACGTTTGATACCAACTTCAAACATGAGAGTGTTAGCCATATCTTTTATATTTTAATTATTGTCGCAAAATTTTCGTTCCAATCCACTTTCTACCAATAGCAAATGCAGAGCGTACTATCACCCTGCATCCTTATCATTAGGAATCTTCTCTCCAGTAGCAAGGAAATGAGCCATATTGTACTTTCGCTTTGCCTTACGCTCTTTCCATTTCTCAACGGCTCTCTTCATCTTCTCTTCATCGGGTCTGTAATTTGGATCGCCTGGTTTGGGTTTGTTGCTGTCATCATGCTTATACACCGTAATAGGTTGGTCGATTGAACGCAACTCAATCTGCGCCGCAGTCCTGCCCCATAGCCATTCCCAATCATTAACCGAATACAAACCGAAGAAAAAGTCCTTACGCATTAGGAGGTACTGTCGGGCTTTTCCGTCGCCGCCTGCTGCTCCGTAGCGAGTCCTTGCAGGATAGCTTCTGCTTCCTCTGTCCTCATGTTCATCAGCGTAGCCCTCGCCCCTGTCAAGGACATGGTAGTCAACAAGAACGGAGTGAGCGGAATTTTTTTTTTGCCCTCTTCGATAAGTTCTTGCAGTTGGATATTATCGTACTGCCTGACATAATAGAACCAACGCCACAAGTACCAGTAACGGAACTTTATTTTCCAGAAGCCATCAAGAACGATTATCGCAGCAGCCTTACAAGCCAACTTCGAGTCCTCCAAGATAGCATCCAAAGCGTTGTCCTTTGCACCATCCTCATTGTCAGTATCGCCCTTGCGTATCAGCAAACGGCTCAACTTGTCTATCTGTCCGTTCTTCAGCCAACGTACCTTGTACTTCTTCTTTGTACCAAGAATACCGACAATGGTAGCGTCGTTGTCACGGATGGAGGCGTATGTTCGCTGTGCCTCTACGGATGGTTGTTCCACCTTTGGTTCCTCAGTTTTCTTTCTCATAAAAGCCAAGAATAAAATCAGTAATTTCTTTAAATTGAAAAAGGGCAGCGACGGCTCGAAGCAGTCACCGCCCCCTCATGAAGTAGGTATTTTGTGGAAAAGAAATTCCTTATGCCTGGAGTGACAGAACACCCAGAGCGTCGGCGGCAGCACCTTCCTGAATAGAACCAGTCAGGGTTACGCACAGAGGCTTGTTGGAACCGTCGAATACCACAGCAGCCATCAGCTTTGCCTTCTTTACGAAGAAAGCGTTCTCCTCGGTGTCGTCGAGAGCGAACAGACCAAGGATGACAGCCTTGCGGATGCCAGAGAATACCTTACCCTGATAGGTCTTACCCTTGAATACGTTTCCTTCGCCGGAAGCGCCGTTGATGGTGAGGTCGGCAGAAGTGAATCCGCAGAACGTCAGAATGTCGGTGTCGTGGCAAGGAATCTCAATGGTAATCTCAGTGTCACCAGGAGTCATCTTGCTCGTCCAGTAAACACCCAGACCATGAATCTTGAATCCATCAGTCGTAGGAGTACCCTCAGAGTAGTTGAAACCAGAGTCCTCAGAGCAAGGGAACTCACACATCTTAGTCTCGTCGAGAGTGATAACACCCTCAGTAGCGGTGAAGCCACCCTTCATTGCAAAGAGCGAACTAATACCAGTCAGGACGTTAGCCTGCATTTGAGCCTTTGTTTTCATAATAGTCTCGTATTAAAATTAAATAAATGAATTAACCTTAGTTCTTAAATCGAAAGTAACCGTATAGACAAAGAAGTTGTTTCCGTCATAACCGCGAGAAAGCACAACTGGATTCGTAATCTTTATGTGCTGTGCGCTATATGGAAAATTGCTCTTTACGTCATGTACCAAATCGGAAATCGCATTTCCGTTCAAAGTGGAGTCAGTCTTAGCACGGGCGAAACAATAGAAAACACCAGTGGTTTTGAGCGAGAAATCGCTATTGCCAACAACAATGTCCTCAATGTCAGTAGGCAGGTCGATAACAACAAACGTTTTCATCTTATCAGAAACCGCATCAGGACGTTTGCCCCAAAAGATATAGTCCTCTGACATGAACTGAGCGAGATAGTCCGTCAGCTCATTGTAGATGATTGAGATTGGTGTTTTCGGTGCTGCCATAACTTACGCTGCCTTTAAGCCTATAAACTGAACTGCCGCCTTTTCGGTAGCTTTCTTTATCTGCAAGTAACCTGCCGTGTGCCTTTGTTGCTCGATGAACTCTGCATATTCCACCGTATAAGCTACCACGATAGTAAATGGAACGTCCATTGTCGGTGAATAGCTGTTGGCGAACTTCGCTGCATCCTCATAACCCCAACGTCCGTTGACTGGAATTGTCGGGCGATACCTTGAATCGCGTTGGTCGTAGTCAGGGTGGAAATGATACAGATTCTTTCTCGCTTTGCCCCTCGTAGTCACAGATGACATCTTGGGCGCAATTGCAGGCTTTACCTCTTCTGCTGCAAAGAAGAAATCCACAGTCTTGGGAATCCTCTTAGTCCTCGTATAGAGAATGACAACAATAGAGTTTAGCAAGTTACCAGTGAAGTTGTGCGCATTTCTATCACGCTCCCTGAACTCAATGGCAAGGTCGAGAGTCTGACCGCACCACTTGAAAAGAGTGTCGTAGATGGTTTGCTCCATCAAACGCTCAAAATCGCGTGCAGCCTTTTTGACTACCATTACATTAGTTCCTGCCATAATTCCAAAGAATGTGAGTTCCTAAATTACTCGGCATAATGTCCTTCACAAGTCCGTATTCAGTATATCCGAATTTCTGAACCTCAACTATATCACCCTCTTGCGGTATTGTCTCTTCCGTCCATTCATCCTGTTTCTGAGGCAGTGACAGCTTTCTGTTAGAAGAAATAATTTCTCCACTGCTTGATGTAGTATGGAAGTCGAAACTCCTGCAAATCCCCTCATATATAACAACAGATTCCTGCTCATCGTCATCGTTGCGAGGGCTTTTACTCTGTGTGGCACTGCCTCTTACGATTCTGCTGATTTTGCAAGTATGCGGAAAACGAGGGTTATCTACTGGCATAGTGATTATCTTTTACGGGTTCCTCCGTAGTGACGGATATTGTGAAAGCCATGACCGACCATCCCCCAGGCATTGTTTCCGATGGTATCAAGACCATACTTGGCGAATATATCGTTAGCCATGCGCAAAAAACGATTCAGAACGTTTGCCGACATCTGTTCACCACCTTCGGCATGAGACCAGTCACCATCCTTATCAGAACGTTTCTCGGACATAGTTGGAGAGCCTGCAATCCAAACATACAAGAACGCAGTAGATAAATCCAACTGCTTCTCAGAAAGGGATGAAACCTCTGTACCTGCCTCAATAGTTCCTGCCTTAACGGATGCGTCGGCAAGAATGGTTTTCAAGGCATCGTCCGTAACGAGAATGTTACGGACTTTGCCTCTCAGGTATTGCTCTATCGTGAAAGAATTTTCAGTAGGCATATTCTTTGTCGCTTAATTACTTCCAATAACAGAGATTACTCGTGATATACGGTTGCGATACCGTAGTCGTGAGTGTTGTTGAACACCGGGCCTGCGTAGAGTTCGCAATCCACGATATTCATCATAGGACGATCCTGCCAAACATTCTGAACGGCAATACGACCCTCTACGAAAGAGGTACGAACGCTGTCATTGTGTGCGCCAGCCTCGGCACGGTCTTTCAGGATGGAGTTCATGCACTTCATCTCGAATGGACGATATGCGCGGCTTGCAGCAACCATGTTGTGAATGTCGAAAGCAGGTTCATCGTTCACGGGCTTTCCGTCCTCTTCGTGGCGAGACTTGAAGTCGATGACCTGGAAAGGCCAAATCTTCATGTCGTTGTGCAACCACTGGAGAACGTCAGAGTCAACTACCTTTACCAGCGTGGGTGAGAAGTAGTTCTTAGAAGCAGTGTAAGCGTTGCGAACGCTTGGGTGCTTGATAATCAGGTCGAGCAGACTCTTAGACATCTTCCAGTGATCCACACCAAGATTCAGGGTCTCAGTG